ATGATTACTATTGTTTAAGTTATAGATATGACACAGGCTCAAGAGTTATAAAAAATAGGTTAGATTTTGTTTTTGATAAAATGATTAATTTTTATAAATCAACTAATATAAAAACAATAGCTTTTTCTCAAGGAGGAGACCATATTGGAGGTTTTAATGGCAAGTTTAGAAGAAAAGCAATGAATTCTTTTTTTTGCTCAATAGATAGACCTTTTGAGTTTATGGGTAGATTAAATGAAGATGTAACTACTTATGTAAATTTAGGTAGTAAAGGTGATATTTTTTGTACATTTCCATTTATTCAATTAGACCAAAAAGATACACAAAAAACAAAAAGTGGATTAACTGAAGTTTATAAAGATAATGGAACTTATGTAAAATCTTTTTTTTCAATACTTTATAATCCTTCATGTGTAAAAATAAGTGTTATGAATGCAAATAATAAAAGAATACATCATTCAATAAAATGGGTAAATACTACACCTATGATTTTAAACGAAAAATTTAAAAAAATTGATGTTTAATTAAATATAAATATATTTGTAGTGGGTTGCTCAGGCATGGGCGTAAAAGGTTTTCACGTTACCTTTCCTACTTTTTTAATAACGTGAACAAAAAACAAACGTGATATGAGTAAAGAAACTTACTATTTTTCGCATGACTACAATGCGAGGACAGATGAAAAAATTAAACTTTTAATTAGAAAACATGGTCTACGTGGCTATGGTATTTTTTGGGCAATCATAGAAGATTTGTATAATAATGCGAACGCATTGCGATTGGATTGCGAAGGCATTGCGTTTGAATTACGAGAAGATGTAGAAACTATTAAAAGTGTTATTCAAGATTTTGATTTATTTCAAATTAAAGATAATTATTTTGGTAGCCTATCCGTTCAAGATAGATTAAATAAAAGATTAGGAAAATCTGCAAAAGCAAGAGAATCAGCGTTTTTAAGATGGAACAAAAGCGAATGCAATGCGAACGCAATGCAAACGCATAGCGAACGCAATGCTATAAAAGAAAGTAAAGTAAAAGAAAGTAAAGTAAATAATAAGCCACGCAAGATTTCATTTGAGGAATCCAACATATTTGATAAGGTACTTTTTAAAGAAACATTCCCCGATTGGTCACAAGATAAACTCAGACACTATTACGATGCAGCATTAAGATACTCAATAGAAGGGAATAAATATGTAAGTTGGGAACTTGCTATTAAGCAATGGGAAAGAAAAGATAAAATAAATAATGTTTTGGTAGAAAAGCCACAACAAAAAGTAATAATTTGGTAATGGCTAAAATACGAGAATTGGACACAAATATTCAAGAGCGAATATTCCATTTACAAAAATACGGACAGCCATCAGGTTTAAAGATTGGATTCCCATCTTTTGACAAACTTTATAGCGTTAAAGAAAAGCGAACCACAATTATTTATGGTAGACCAACGGATGGAAAAAGTCAGTTATTAATACAGATTTTAACTGCCTTAGCTTGTAGTCATGGTAAAAAAAGCCTAATCTATACACCAGAAACAGGAGATGTGGATGAGGTTTACTCAGAGATTATACATTGCCTAACTGGCAAGACCTTTAATATAAACTCACTAAACTATCGAATAAGCGAAAGAGACCTTTACAATGTTATTCCATTCGTAAAAGACCATTTTAAAGTAGTAGAATTAACTGAGGGAGAATTTAATTTAGATAATTGGTTAGAAATAACTGAAGAAGCAATTAGGGATTACGGAATATTTGCAAGTGCAGCAGATAATTGGAATGATTTAGACCATGAAAATAGTGCAATGATTAGCGAATATTTAAAAAGAAACTTAGTAAAATGGAATCGACACGCTAAAAAACACGAATATCATGGATTTGTAGTTGCACACGCTAGGAATCCTCAATTAGTAAAAGGAGAGGACTTTCCAAAGCCAGCGAGGGTAGATGAGATTGATGGCGGTTATGCTTGGTATGCAAAGGCAATGAACATGATTTTAGTGCATAGAGAATATGAGGAACACGCAGAAGGGTTTAGGCAAAGTAGCACGGCAGAAATTCATATTAAGAAACTAAAAAAGAAAAGCGAAGGTCAAAAAGGAATCTGCAAACTTACTTTTGATATTTGGCGAAATGCTTATTACGAGGATAGGGGCGAAAGATTATACTTGCCAACACCATTTATTAAATCAGAGTCAGAAAACAATAACGATATAATACCTTTTTAATGAGCGAAGATAAATACACAGAAACTTTAGAGCAGTTATATTTTACCACTCGCAGTTTGCAAAATCATGAACGCAAAGAAGAAACTGCAATATCCATCCTAAACGATTTAAGGGCGGTTATAAACGATTTTAGTAGCAAGGTAGATACATTACAAGGCGAAAGGAAAAACAATGCCTTAAAGACCATTCAAACGCTAAAGAAAGTATTTGACTATATTGGGTCTATTTACTTGCAAGAACTTTACTGGCGAAAAAAGAACAAAGACAATGAGGCAGCATTGATTTTAGCAGCAACCGAGATAGACCGATTAGAGGCTGAATTAAACACAATTGAGAAAGCAAATAATTCCAATATATAAAAATAATTATTGCATTTTAAAAATAAATAGTACATTTGCTAAACACAACTAACTAATATGATTAACTTTACAATAAAAGAAAAGGTTAAAAACCTATTGGAAAAGTACCCACATTTGCGGGATTCAGATGAGAAACTAACTGCTAATGTTTGGTATGCAGAAAGTCAAGGCGTAGATGATAAGTTTAAGTTTTTAGAACTATACTCCTCAGGCAAGTTAACAAACGCTGAATCAATACGGAGGTGTAGGCAAAAGATACAAGAAGAATGTGAGCATTTGAGAGGCACATTGTATTGTAAAAGGCAATTGAACCAAGATAAAATAAAAGAGCAATTAGGCTACTAATGAACAAAGCACAAATAATAGAGGCTATTTATAAAGACCCTGCTTATAGAAATGTTTGCAGAAACATAGCCTCACCTACTTTATTTGAGGACTTGTTCCACGAGGTTATCATTAATCTATTAGACCTACCCGATGAGAAGATACAAGATGCAAGTGAAAAAAAGTATTTAAAGTTCCTATTCGTAAAGATTGCACATAACTCTTGGAACTCAAAGCATTCACCATTTTACAAGAAATATAGGCACAACGATTCAACCGAAAGCATTGAACTACTTATAGGATTAGAAAGTGACTTGGATAGTGAACTCGAAAACAAAGAGGATGTTTATCAAAACTTTACACAAAACATTAAGGATAAGATAGATAAGTTAGATTGGTATGACCAAACATTATTAAAGTTATACATTGACATAGGGGAGTTTAGAAAAATATCAGTTATGACTGGCATAAAATATGGGGCGGTTCAATACACAATTCAAAAAACAATTAAAAAACTAAAATTAGATAACCATGATAGATTTAAAAACTTTAGCGACAATTACAACTCTTAGCGCATCCTTTGGAGTTGCTGTAAGTGACTTCTTAACTGACATTTACGGCAAACTTTACTCAAAGCAACTACCTAAACCATTCGGATGTTCATTCTGCATGGCATTTTGGGGCGGTTTAGGCTACTCTTTGTACTTAAACAATGGATTTGTTGATTCATTATTTATTGGATGCCTAAGCAGCGTTTTATGTTTGTTCATTTATAAATTATTAAACTCATGACACAAGAACAATACGAAAGACTAAAACCATTTAAGTCAAGGTGGGAAACCTTTAAAACAAATCACGCTATGAAGTGGACTGCATTGGAACTACTTACTTTTCAGCAACTACATAAGGATATGTATGGCTATGTAACGGCTAACATTTACTGTGGAAACTGCATTAACGAGTTGGTACACAAGATATTTAACGCATTAGAAAACTATGAATCTAAAATTTAAACACTCAGGGAATGCGGGGGACATAATCTATTCCCTAAATGCTATTCGTTCAGCGTGTGACTTACACGACAAGAACGCTATCTTATACTTGAAGTTAGATGAGCCTATCCAATTGCATCCCGCATTTAAACATCCATTAGGCGGAGTTATGCTTAATAGATATATGTTTGATAATCTTAGACCTTTGCTATTGGAATGCAACTTTATAGACGATGTAGTAATATACACTAATCAAAAGATAGACTACGACTTAGACAAGTTTAGGAAAATTAGTTTCAACTTAGGTGCTGGCGACATTAAGAAATGGTACTTATACGCATTCCCCGAACTTCAAGAATATTACGAAAATAGTCCTATATTCATTAGTAGTGAGCAAAGCGATTACATTGTGGTAAATCGGTCAGAGCGTTATAACAATGGGCAACTTGACTATTCAATTCTTAACCAAGTGCAAACACCTATCTATTTTGTCGGAACAGAAACCGAGTTCAAGTTAATGAAAGATATAATTTGGGACATTCAACATAAGAAGGTGGACAACTTTTTGGAGTTAAAATACTTTATATCAGCATCTAAACTCTTTATAGGTAATCAGTCTATGTGCTATTCAATTGCAGAGCAAACAGGCTGCAATAGATTATTAGAGGTTTATTTTGGATGCCCTAATGTTATTACCGAAGGGTTTGAAATGTTTAATCAAGAGGGTTTTGAATACGCTTTAAAACAAAATAATTTAATATGAGAATACTATTAGTTTGTCCCGAACATATTACGGGCGTAGAATACCATAGGTTAATTATTCCTCATACACACATGAAGGATGTAACCTCAATTTCGAGTATAGACCATCAACCCGATTCGTTCTTTGCGGATTATGATTTGATAATTGCGAGTTCAGTAGTTTCCAAAATGGGAAACCAAGAGTTATTATGGAAGCAATTAAAAAGAGTAGGAATACCAGTTATTATTGATAGAGATGACACTTGGGTTTTGCCTCACTCACATCCAATGTATAGGGAATGGCAATTCAAACAAAGGGCAAAGGATATTATCTACAATTTAACCCAAGCGGACTTAGTCACTACGACAAACAAGCATTTAGCCTTAGAAATAGCTAAGTATAATAAAAAAATAGCGGTTATCCCTAATACAATAGACTTTGAGCAACCTCAGTTCATTCCAAACCCTGAGATAGAAGCTATGAAGTCCGAGTTGGTTCACATAGGTTGGTCAGGTTCAGTTACCCATTTACAAGATTTGCAACTAATCGAAGGCGAATTACTATCTTTGAACAAAAGTGAGGATAAGGACTATAAGCTAATGCTTGCAGGATTCTATGAACATGATTCAATATGGGACAAATATGAAAAGATATTCACAAGCAATTACATTATAGACGATAACAACTATGGGAGAATAAACTCGGCTGATGTTAATAGCTATGCTCAGGCGTATAATTTAATGGACATTGGATTGATACCATTAAGAAATAACGAGTTCAATAGATGTAAGTCGGATTTGAAGTTAGCCGAGATGGGTGCATTTGGTTTAGCTGCTATTGTTTCTAATGTAAGCGCATACGAGGGATTGGGAGTACACGAAAGAAACTGTTTAGTAGCTGGCAAAAAGGATTGGTATAAGTCAATTCGTAGGCTAATCGAAAACCCTGAGTTAAGAAAAGACTTAGGTAGCCAATTGAAAGAAGATGTACTTAGTCTAAGAAATGAAAGTAATTGGAGGGATGTAAGAATCCATATCTACGAAAGTATTATAAGTAAAAAATAATATATTTAACATTATGGGAAGACCTTTTGGAACAAAAAAAATAGAAACTCCTGAAAGACTAATGGAGCTATTTGAACAATACAAAGCATACATTAAAGCTAATCCATTCTTAGTACAAGATTATGTAGGAAAAGATGGAGTAGAAGTGTTTAGGACTAAAGAAAAACCATTGACAATTGATGGCTTTGAAACCTGGTTGTATGAAAACTCGTTTATAGGCGATTTAAGCCATTATTTTGCAAATACTAATGGTTCATACGCAGATTATTTAACCATCTGCCACGCAATACGAAAAGCGTGTAGAAACGACCAAATCAATGGAGGTATGGCAGGCATCTATAATCCAAGCATAACTCAAAGGCTAAATGGCTTAACTGAAAAAGTGCAGAATGAGCAGAATATTAACATTAATAAAATGCCCGATTGGTTAAAAGCACCTATTGACACTAATGAGGTTTAATCCAAATTTAATACATATTGATAAAACCTTTAAGGTAGACCGGAAGAGAATCGCAATATTACAAGGAGGGAGTAGGTCAGGCAAGACTTATTCTGCCTTGCAATGGATTGTTAGAACTTGTGTAGAACATAGTGGACTAACCTATTCAATAGTGCGGAAAACTTTACCTGCTTTAAAGGCTTCTTCAATGAGGGACTTTTTCGACATTTTAAAAGAGGCAGACTTATACTCAGAGGCTAACCACAATAAGACCGAGAATACTTATTTGCTCAATGACAATTTAATCGAGTTCTTTAGTGT